CAGGTACAGGAATACAAGACGGCGGTACGTTAGGCACAGCAGCGTTTACAGCCAGCACTGCGTATGTATCTGCGACAGCTACACAAACAGCACATAAGTTTCTAGCAGGGCCTACAACAGGTACTGCTGCTCCTACATTTAGAGTTATAGATCCAACAGACGTTCCTACACTCAATCAAAGCACCACAGGTAATGCAGCAACAGCAACAACTGCTACAACTGCAACTACTGCTGGTAATGTAACCGGTATAGTTGCCGTAGCTAATGGCGGTACTGGAACATCAGGACCATCTTTGATTAACGGAACAGGTATAAGCGTAACAGGATCTTGGCCTAACCAAACAATTACGAATACAACGTCTGGTTTGCCATCAGGAGCCGCTCAGGGACAAGTGTTGTTAGAAGGTGCATCAACGGCAGGATGGTACAATCAATCTTATAACGTAACAGCGTTTGCTAGTTTAGCTGCTGCAATAACAGCAGCAGGAAGTACGGGCGTATTATACTTTCCAACGGCGTATACAATTCCTAGTGGAATAACGATCAGCCTTCCTATTATAGTTGAAGGACTTCTTACATGTTCTGGTACAGCTACATTTAATGGCACAATACAGGCACCCTTAAGACAAATCTTTAGTGGTGGTACAGTAAGCATAGGACCCAATACTCCTTACATTTATCCAGAATGGTTTGGTGCAGCTAAGACGGGTTCATCAGATGATCAACCAGCAATATCAGCAGCTTTATCAGCAGTGACTTTAGCATCTGGTAGTAGTGCTCCTAATCAATTTGTCGTGCTTACTAGTACTTATTATTTAGGTAGCGTTTTGACACTTACTAACAGCCAGATGTTTAAAGTGGTAGGTGGGGCTTCATTCTATCCGTATAGTACTTACACTGGAGATTGTATTGTTTACCAATATAATAGTAATAACACTTTAACGGATATACCTACAATAGTTGGATTTACTACAGGTGCAGGATTAACACTTCTTGGTTGTAAAGTACTTAAAGCCACAGGCTTTATGATTAAGAGCTGTAAATATGGCATTAAGATAAAAGCAGGAGCCAGCGGACAAGAAGTTTTAGATAACTACGTTAATGTACATTTTATACCAGACTGCCAATACGGCGTGTTTTTCACAGACGATGGTTCAAGTGCTACAATTCAAGGTAATGAAATTTATTCTAATTTTTATACTAATGATAACATTCACACTAATCCTTGGGTTACTGATACTATTAGCAAAACTGTAGATAATGCAGTTATTGGTTTATGGTCTGTAATTACAAATTTAGGTACTACTTCGCAAACAAATTGGAATATTTTAGCTCATACTACAGGAATAACTTATAGTGTAGGTAGTTCATTTTTAGCTGCTGTAGCTGTATCCACTAGTGGCTCAACTGGTACTGTTACACAATATTATGCTACAAATATAGCAGCGTGTTATTGGGATAATCTGAATGTTTATAACTGGAATGGTAACACAGTACAGATAAAGGCTATTGATATTAATGGAGCTACAAACTCTTACGGCTTTTACAACGCATCTAACTTTTCTACTTACGGCGGATATTCATTCTTAAACGGATGGCAATTAGGTTGTCCATTGTGGTTTGGTGGAATCAACAGTCATAATTTAAGTTCTGCTTATTACATGGCTGGTTACTTTTTGGATTCAGAGTTTAGATATGCCATTCAAACTCCGTCATCTAATGCGCCTTACAATTTAATAAACATTCAAGGTAGCAGTAATCGATTTATCTTTGCACGAGGTGGTGGAAACTGGAACTACAATACAACGAATGGTTTGCCGCAGACTTATTATCAGGCTCAAGACACGCCTAATAGTAGAAGTAGTTTCGCTACGGCAAGTGTGGCTTACTGCGCTCCTTTCACAAATAGGATTTATTGTACGTATACCATATCGTCCACAATAGCTCCTAGCGCGGAACTTACATTGTATGTATATACGCCAATCACGGATGCTTACATACAATCTTCTATCTTTGGAGCTAGTAACAACTTTACAGTACAACCATTAGCTAATAACGGCTTATTACCAGAAGTTGTTTACGATAATAGTTTAACAAACGCTAATGAAGTTGTTGTTAAATTCCGTAATGTATCTGGTGCTAACATATCATCTGGTACGTTCAATTTCATGGTAACAGTTGGATTATGAGCCCATACGAAAAGATAGCACAAAAGTATTTTGATAATCCACAAGAAGCTCGTTTTGGGGATTATGTAGAATGGTTCTTAAGAAATGGATATGTCTTTAGTACCCCTGAATACTTTGTAATGGGCAAAAATTGCCGTAGACTGGCACCCGTAGAACAGATATGCGACTGTGAGCACGTGTTTGATGAGAAGGAAAGTGACTGCTGGTACGTCTTTGCTATGGCTGGCGACATCCAACAAGCGGTACAATCTATGCCTTATAAGCTTCCTTGGATAGCTTTTGAACGACTTATTGACAATAAACGAGACCTTAGGTTCTATGAAACCGCAGATTTGAAACGATTAACCGATTAACTACTAATTTTATGGGCGGAGGATCACCAGCACAAGCAATACAAGCGGCACCTACACCGGTGACAGCTCCACCTGTAACCACATCTTCAGCAGAGGTTATACAGGCACAACAAGACTATGCTCAGCAAAACATGATGAAGAAGTCTATTAAGAAGACCGTAATGGCCGGAGATACAGGTGGTTACAAGGGTATGCCACCTACAGGACCTTCACCAACCGCAGCTAAGCTAGGATAACATATGGCCGATTTACTAGCTAACGAACAGCTAAACAAGTACGAGTCAGCACGCTCTAAGCGTTCTTCCGTATTTGATTCAGACTGGCAGACAATCTCTCAATACTTTTTACCTCAAGAGTCTGACATCAATGTTACCAAAACAGAAGGTATCACTGGCTGGACAGACCGCATTTTTGATACAACAGCTATCCAAGCAGCACAGACTATGGCTGCTGGTCAGCGTAACTGGCTAACCCCTAGTAGTGAACCGTGGGCTCAATTTGAACCACCAGAGTCCACTAGGACAGGTGGGGATGATGCTGCTATATGGTTAGGCAAGGCTTCTGATATTACGATGCAGGAATTGGCTAGATCCAACTTCTATTCAGTAATGAACATTGGGTATCTACACGTAGGTATCTTTGGTACAGATTGTATCTTTTGTGAAGAAGGTAAGAAAGAAGCTCTTAATTTTCGTAACACTAAGATTGGTACATACACCATAGACGAGAACGATGAAGGCATAGTAGACACAGTACGCCGTGAATTTAAGCTAACAGGTCGTCAGGCTGTACAGATGTTTGGTGAAGATAACCTACCTGATAAGATGAAGACTCAGGTTAAGAACGGCAAAGGCATGGATAGATCATTTGATTTTGTTCATTGCGTATTTCCGCGTGAAGATAGTCAGAGACTACCAAATAGAGAGGACGGCTCTAATAAGCCTATAGCCTCGGTATATATTTCAAAAGACTTCAGAGAATGTGTCCGTATTTCCGGTTACGACGAAATGCCTTACCTAGTAAGTCGTTTTGCTAAATGGGGTACAGATAGTCCGTGGGGTTATAGCCCAGCTTACCTAGCTCTCCCTGATGTGCGTCAGGTTAACTATGTAACAGAATACTTAGACTCATTAGCTGAACTTCATGCTGTACCTCGCGTTATAGTTCCATCCAACCTTGAAGGAGATGTTGATCTAAGAGCTGGTGGTATAACAACTTGGGACAGTAATGATCCAAACGGTAAGCCTATGGAATGGGCATCTGTTGGTGATTACAAGTTAGGTATGGAGATGATTAACACTAAGAAGGACATGATCAATGATGCCTTCTTTGTTAATATGTTCAAGATGCTTGCATCAGACCCTCTGCTAGATAAGCGTATGACCGCTTATGAAATCTCACAACGTCTCGCAGAAAAGCTCGAACAATTCACTCCCGTATTTGACCGCAGAGTCACGGAGTTCCTCAACCCATTACTTCGTAGAGTTTTTGGTATTCTGTACCGTGCAGGCAAGTTTGGTACTCCTCCCGATTCTCTTCTTATAGACGCAGGTGGTAACAAGCGTGGTCTTGCTCTACCTGAGATTACAATTACTAGCCGTATCAGTCTTGCATTAAAGGCTCTTCAGAATCGCGGCATAGAACAGACTTTCCAATTTTTACAGCAGCTAATAGCCGTTAAACCGGAAGTAGCTGACAACTTCGACATGGATAAGATAGTACGCGACTACAGCCGTAACGCTGGTATGTCTGCTGAACTCTTACGGGATATGAGGTCGATGATGGCTTTACGTCAACAACGCATGAAGTTACAGCAGCAACAACAAGCTCTTCAAGCCGCCGAACAACTTGGTAAGGCTGGTAAGGGATTAGGTGGTTCACCTGATTTCGTCCAAGATGCTGCTAAGAACGCAATGCAACAATAACCTAAATGATAAGTGAACAAGATAGTCTCGCCACGGCCAAAATTGAACAAGGACAAACTGCCAATGCTTTTGCGCAAATATTCGGATTGTCCGGTATGCGGAGTGAAGCTCAATCACGAGTCATCGCACATCTCGAAAAATGTGCAGGAGATGATGGAAATTCATTTAGATTTGGAGACGCTAAAGACGGTATTGCTCTCATTGCAGCAGGCATCCACAGAGATGGGGCCAAATCATTATTAAAGGTAATTTACAGGCAACTAGAACTTTCACAGAAAGTAAGGGAGCCTAAGCCACAACCCATAACCAAAAGGTAATCATGTCAGCAGCCACAACAGCCGCTCCGTTTGAATTAACGGATGATGGTAAAATCGTCAGAAACTATAAAGGTAAGCAAACCGTTCTTGGTCATTACGACGAAGAAACTAAGCATCTTGAATTTGAGAATAAAGAAACCTCTATCAAGTATCGTTCACAGATACAAACAGTGATTGGAGCAGACGGCGAAGGTACACATTCCTCAGGCCGTGTCATCCGCACTATGAGCGTTAAAGGCGAAAAGAAAGATGAACCTAAAGGTAACATTCCACCACGTCCAAAGATGGATCCAAATCTTGGTGATGCCACTCCAGTTTTTGTTGAGTGGTTATTTAAGTATTATCCAAAGGATGCTTATATTCGATATGGCGTTAAGTTGGATAGTAATGGAGAACCCATACGTACTGCCGTACGCCGCAAACTTATCGAGATTATTGATAACCGTAACTCCGATGATGATAACCTAGAAGAAATTAAGGTGGGTGCTAAGTCGTGGACAAAAGGTCCTATTACACAAGGTGCACGCATCATTAGCCAACCAGACGGCATGATAGCATCACGCGCTACTCACTTAACATTCCTAGCTGAAGAAGCCACTAACTACGCTCCCGGTGTAGAAGGAGACGAAGACTTATGAGCTCAAACTCCACAGACCGTTCAGAATTTATAGACAAAGCAGCCGTTGCAGCAATGGTAGCTTTCCGCGAGAAGTTCGATTTCTCGGAAGAAAAGAATTACAAAGACTGTGCATCTATGGCATTTCATCTAGCAGATGCTATGTATGCAGAACGTGAAGAGCGTTATCCAAAAGAAGTACCCGTAGTAAAACCTACAACTAAATAATCTATGATTCCCCATTCGCCACTGTTTGATTCTATAACAGGGGATGCAGCACCAGCAGGAAGTAGTGCTCCTGCTTTAGGCTTTGCTCCTACACCTGTAGAAGCAAATACACCTTCAGCTACACCCGCAGTACAGGCAAACCCATCAGCCGTTAAAGATCCTTTTTATAAAAGTTTTATTAACGCTGATGGTACATTAAATCATAAAGCCTTAGATAGTCTACCAGACCATCATTCTTCCTTAAAGGCTACGCTTTCACGGCAAAAGACGTTTGATGACGTACTCACCGTAATGGCTAACCAGCAAGGGCTCGTTGGTAAGAAAGCATTAGGGCCACTACCTGCTAACGCTACGCCTGAGATGGCAGCAGAACGCAAAACCTTACTAGACTCCATAAACGGAGTTCCAAAGGATCCTAAGGACTATGGTATCACCAAGCCAGACACATTGGCTAATGAGCTATGGAATGAGTCGTTAGCTAAAGGGGCGGCAGAAATTGCCCACAAGTATTCAGCATCTCCACAGATGTTAAAAGACCTTGTAGCCCTACAGACAACAGAGTTACAAAAACAGATTCTTGCCCAGCAAGATTACGAACGTAGCTTCTTTCAAAAGCAACAGGATGCCTTAACGCAAACCTTGAAGCTGGAGAACATTCCTATGACAAAGGCACAAGAGCTTGCCGAACGTGGTGCACAAAAGCTAGGAGTTGATTTACAAAACCCAGAAGTGCAAACCCTTATGAAGAACAGTTATGTCTTCTTAATGGCTATGCGTCATGCTTTAGCTACATCTGAAGATAAGTTCGTGTCTGGTGAATCACAGGGTGGCTTAGGAGGCGATCCGTCTGCATTAGCTAAAGATGCTACGTCTAACAAGGCTAACCCTTTATACGCTCCTTATTGGGATGCTCAACATCCACAGAACAAGATGGCTAAAGAAACTGTTAACCAATGGCGTAAGCTCGCCGCAGCAAAGGCAATCAAATGACCCTTATACAACCATTAGGAGATAAGATTATAGCTAAGCCAGTAGAGCCAACAAACAAACAGGGATCTTTAATTATACCTGCTAATTACGCTCAATCGTTACGTACTCATTTTAAAGCTGAAGTGTTAGCCTCTGGCCCTAAAGCCAAAGATATAGCACCTGTAGGTTCTTTCGTTCATGTATCAGAAACATGGGGAGAGAAATTTAATTATGAGGGTAATGCCTTAATAAGCGGACGGTTACGCGATGTTAACGGCGTGGTATTGACAGCATAATATACTTTTATAACTATAGCCTCGTCCCCCAACTTATAAAACATCATGGCAATTAACACAGCATTTTCACCGAACCCAGACCTCGTAGCACAGGTAACTGGTTCCGGTCAACCAGCACCCGGAGCAGGAACAACAGGTCTAGCTCCTACATACGCATCATCTATTGAGCTTGCACCAACACTGCAATACTCACGATTCGTAGCAATCAACACTACTTCAGGCGTAGGCAATGCTACTATTACAGCAGCATATGTCGCACAAGCTGGAGCACGTTTAGTTGTACAAATCAACAATGATGCAGGTGGCGCACGTACTATTACGTTCTCTACAGGCTTCCGTGTTACTGGTACAGTAGTAGGTACAGCTTCAAAAGCTATACTTGTTGGTTTCTGTTCAGACGGAACAACTTGGAACGAAGTAAGCCGTACATCATCAGCTTTAACTTGATCTAGTTAACATATCACTAAAGCACTTGACTTAACCGTCAGGTGCTTTTTTATGCCCTACAGACAGAGTAGAGGACAACCAGCGCAAGCTGACCCAGCGATCTGTCGAACAACTTTGTTCGATGACCGATCCTTATGGGACAACCGGGGAGCGAACGTACAACACACGTACGGCTCACACCGTATAAATTCAATTAATTCCTTACTCTCATGGCTGGTGCAATATTCTCACTACCTCCCCATTACGAGACGGCGTTCGATGATAACTGGCGCGAAATTATGGCGCAGCAAACCGATCACCGCCTTGCTGGGATGTACACATCCGACAACGTAAACGGCAATCAAAAGCGTTACGATCAAATTGGCGATCAATCTTACGCAATGCGTCAGATTACCGCTCGTGCTCAAAAGTCTGAACCTTCAGACATTCCAACATTCTTCCGTTGGGTTCGTCCTCGTCCATATGACAAGACGACATGGATTGACTACTTTGATCATATCCTTCTCGGTCAGCTACCTGACCCACAGTCTCCAACAGCTAAGCAACACGCTATCGCTGCTAACAGACAGAAGGACATCATTGCAATCAATGCTCTATTAGGTACTAACTACACAGGTGCACAAGGAACAACAGCTACAACGCTGCCTTCAACTCAAACTGTTGGTGTTACTTATGGATCAGGATCTGCAAACTCAGGTCTACAGCTCGCTAAATTAACTCAGGCTTCCTATATTATGGACAGCAATGACGTTAAAGAAGAGGGCCGTGTATTCGTATACTCTGCAAAAGAATTGAACAACTTAATCACAAATGTTGATCAAGTTAACTCGGTTCTTTACAACGATGTGCGCGCATTACGTGACGGAACAATCCGTGACTTCATGGGCTTCCATTTCGTACGTACCCAATTGGTTCCTTTCCAATCCGGTTCATCAACAATCCGTACCTGCGTTGCTTACCAAAAAGACTTCCTCTTAATGGGCATCGGCGAAGATGTACGTACTCACATCGACATTCTCCCTATGCAATCACACGCTATCCAAGTTCGCACTGCGCTCTTGATGGATGCGACTCGCTTAGAAGAAAAGGGTGTCGTCCAAGTCAATTGCGACGAATCAGTTTAACCCTTAACATAGGAGACAACTAACATGGCTATCTATTATACAGACGTAGCGTCTAATCAAATTCAGGGTGTCAACTTTCCGGGCCAATCTGGTCTTGGAATGATGACTCCACAACCGGGTGTTCAGAACAACCCTATTCTCGAAGGTCCGGCCAAAATTACCGCAACATATACATGGACCGGTAACGAAGCTCAATACGACCTTATCAACATTGCTATCATACCTTCTGGTGCAATGATCGATCCTAACGGACGTGTTTCCAGTGGCACAACAGCTCCTGCGACAACATTAACATTAGCTATCGGTGATAACGATCAAGGCTTGGCAACTAACCTGCCAATCCCAAATCCACAAACAGCACCTAATTCACTAACTGTTATCCAAGCTCCAACTTGGGTTTCTGGTACTGTTTACGCAGTTGGTCAGATTGTATTGGACGCAGCTTCAAGTCCTGCGAACCAAACATACACCTGTATCAAAGCTACAACTAGCTCACAGACGACAGCTCCTCACTCGGATACAACATACTGGATCGCAAATTCAGTACGCTATTCGACAGCTATCAACTGTGCTGCTGCAAGCGGTAACATATCTACAGCAACTGGTACAGCGTTATACGCTCCATACCTCGTGTCTGAAGATTGCTGGTTACAAGCACTAGTTGCTACTATCGGATCGCCTGTCGCTGGCACAACCAGCGTATTCCGTTTCGAGATCGTCGATAACAACTAATTGGGTTAGTGGTTTGACGTAATTAAAACCTGCCCCATAGTTGCGTTGTGGCGACGTAGCTATGGGGTTTTTTACTTTCTATGTTTTCAACTTTATCACCGACAGATATTGCAAATTCAGCCCTATCAAAAATAGGTGCTCAATCTATTCAGTCATTAACTGACCTCAGTAATGCCTCGGCGATAGCTTGTAACAATAACTTCCAGCTCTCGTTTGAGACCGTAGCTCGCGCAACACGCTGGAACTGTTTAATGACTACGGCTGTTTTGACGGAGGTTCCGCAAACCCCGTTACCAACACAAGGAGGTACACCAGTATCAATACCATGGGCACCTTATACTTATTACGCGGCAAACGTATACCTATCTTATGGTAACGCTATTTATACCACTGAGTACGCATACACGTCCTCGGGCAATTTTACTAATGACCTCACTACAGGTGCTCTTGTACAAGCGGACTATCCGGACTACAACGCATTTGGCGGCTATACCAATGCAGCTTCTTATCCGTCTGGTTGGCCTTATGCTTTTGCTCTCCCTAGCGATTTCATTCTACTGGATACAGTAAACGCTAACACATCAGAAGACGCAGACTACGGTAACGCAGGAAGCGATGAATACGAGATTATGGGACAGTTAGTGTACACAAACACTCAACAGACTTCTATTAAGTACGTATCTAATAATCAGGACACGACACGTTGGGATCCGCTTTTCGTAGATTGCGTAACATACAAGCTGGCTTCTATGGTTGCTACAGCTTTACGCCAAGACGGCGGACAGACAGAAGGAGCTATGCTCTCCATTTACAAACAGGTACTAGGACAAGCTATAACTAAGAACGCTGGAGAGAAGATGCCAAACAGATTCAATCCAATCAATTCCTCAAGATTTGTAGCCTCACGTTGGTATTTCTCAAATGGGTAAAACAATAGATAGCCAAGTCAGCTTCTCGTCTGGCGAGTTTAGCCCTAGGCTAGATGCACGTATAGATCAAGAGAAGTATCGTTCAGCAGGACGGCACATACAAAACATGATCCCTCTTAAACAGGGACCATTAACACGTCGTGCTGGTACACAATATATAAGTGCTGCTAAAACAGGTAATACTCTTACACAGGAATATTCGGTAAGGCTTATTAAGTTTATCTATGATCCTAATACGACATTCATGTTAGAGGTAGGACATAAGTATATACGTTTCTATTCTAATGGTTTACAGGTAAACATCAGTTCAGCTCCTGCATATGCTACATCTACTAATTATCCAGCAGGACAATTTGTTTCGTATGACGGAAAGTTTTATTATAACACTGTAGCCGGAAATAGCGGTACAGGCACACCAGTAACAGATTATCCACGTTGGATACAACAAAGCATTTTAGAAGTACCTACCCCTTATAACGCGGAATACGCTGCTGGTGGTAACAACTGGAGTAGTGATATATGGCAGATACAAGTGTGTCAGATTAATGACGTAGTGTATTTTACACACCCAGATTTTCCTGTTTATAAGCTTACACGTATTACTGATACCAATTGGACATTCGATAAGGTTCAATTCCTTACGCCTGCATTACTAGACCAAAACGCAAGCAATACTACATTAAGTTGTGATACAAATATTGGTACAGTAAATATCACTGCTGCTGCTCCTGCTTGGGTTACAAGTAATTATTACACTGTTGGTAATTCCGTAGAAGTTAGTTCTGTAATTTATAATTGCGTAGTTAGTCACCAATCTAGTGGTTTTGCTTCTGATTTAGCTATTGGTTATTGGGTAGCAGTGAATATATTTGATGCTAAACATGTTGGTAGTTATTGGCAGATAGCTTCATTAAGAAATTCAGCTTCAATTGAAGTGGATGCAAGTTCTCCCACTTCTGCTTTTGCTACAGGTTATTCAGATAATATACAGTCTTTAGGAAGCTGGGAAGTGCATACATACGGCGTATGGTACGCTACATTTGCTATAGAGCGTTCCCTTGATGGCGGCGTAACATGGGATGCAGTGAGGACTATTACAGGTAAGGGAGATCGTAACGTAGATATTACAGGTGTAGCAGAGGTTACAGGACTCTACCGTATCAACGTCATATCTTCAATACCCCCTACAACGTCTGGTGCTTCAGCTCCACGAATAGTATTTGAATGTGTAGATGCCTATCTTTACGGACTAGTACAAATTACTGGTGTAACAGATGCCTATCACGCTTCCGCACAAGTGATACAAGAGCTTTATGATAATGCTCCGTTAGCTGCTACATGGGATGATACAGTTAATTATGTAGCTGGAAATACAGTTTCTTATGGCACCACGAATTATACCTGCACGCTCTCAATCACGGGTGGCCTTGCGCCTCCGCTCAACACCGGTAACTGGACTCCTAACGGTCCGACCACAGAGTTCTGGTCAGAAGGTGCTTGGTCGGATTATAGGGGATACCCGCAAGCAGTTGCCTCTTATCAACAGAGGGTTGTATACGCCTCAACAGCCTATGAGCCTCAGCGAATATGGGGTACAGTCACCAACGACATCGAAAACTTTGCTTTAGGCGATCAGACCCTAGCTACAGATGCTTTTGCTTTTGATCTTAATGCTCCTAGTCGTGGGTCTATAGTTTGGTTATGTGCACAGAATAATTTAATAGCAGGCTTTGCTGGAGCTGAATGGGTAATTTCAGGTAGCGGTGCAACTACAGGTGGCAGCATAGGTGGTACTATATCTCCAACATCTATACAGGCTGTAGAACATTCTACGTATGGTTCTATCTTTGGCGTTAATCCCCTAGTAGTGGGAGACGGTATAATATTCACTCAAAGGCAGGCTAATCAAATTAGGCAGATGATGTTCTCGGTATATACAGAGAAGTACATGAGCCAGAGTTTAACCAGTTATTCGGGACATCTATTTAATTCTGGAATAGTACAATTAGACTATCAACAGCAATGGCATGGTCAGCCTGAATTATGGACTATAACACAACAGGGTCAGCTATGCGGAATGACGTACGAGATGGATCAAAACATCTTTGGATGGCATAGACACATTACAGGACAAAACTTAAACAACCCTGATAGTGCTCATCCTGATATAGGATTTGAATCAGTGGCTACACTTTACGGTACAGGCAATTCAGATGACGAGGTGTGGGTAGTTGCTAACAGGTATGCTTCATTCCCTCAATGGGTGTCTACTACACGTTACTATAGCCAAAGAGATGTTTATGCGTTTAACACAACTGTTAGCTATAACGGCGACCATTATCTGTGTATATCTCCTAGCCCTGATTACTCTGTACTATCGGCTACTACCCCAAACTTGGATACAACTAATTGGCAGAAAGTAGATCCTTATGCTTATGGCCAAAGATTCATAGAACGCTTTAATCCTACCAATTGGGAACAAACCTATTTTAACGCACCTACAGGTACTCAAGCTATAGTTGCTAATGCTTTCTATGTTGATTCTGGTACAACGGTGAACAACCCGGGATCCGGTACAATAACAGGACTTGATCATTTAGCTGGTAGATGGGTGATAGGACTATCAGATGGATATGCCTTTGGACCATTACAGGTAGGTTTAGGCCTTTCTGGTGGGCAAGATTACGGCACCATTACCATACCTAGCGTACCTTCTGGTGGCCCTAGCGTCGTACAGGTAGGACTGCCAATCACTTATGAGCTACAAGCAATGAGGTATGATGCCGATCAACGCCAAGGCAATACACAAGGTCTTATTAAGCAAATTAGCGATGTATGGATTAGGGTGTATAACTCTTTAGGTGGAATGATAGCCAATAGCTATTCTGGTGCTGGACTACCTCAACCTGTACCTATACCTTATAATACAACGGCTAACCCATTTGCTACGCCGCAACAGAATCTCATAACAACCCCTACGGATATACGTATTACCCCGCAGCTCAATTTGTCTCCAGATACGGATCCAACCATCATTGTAACAGGTAGCGACGCATTACCGTTGACCGTTATAGCCCTAATAATTAAGTACGATGTGATAGCCACTCCATGACCATTAGAGCCTACAACAACGATTTAGACTATCCCATGATAAGATCATGGTGGCAGGTGCATGGTAGCCCTGTTATGCCTCCAGCAGTGTTCCTGCCTTCTACAGGCTTTATAGCTGAAAACGAAGACGGTCCTATAGCTGCTAGCTTCCTTTATTGCGTAATAGGTGGCATTTCAATTATAGAGTTCACAACAACCAATCCTGTATGTAAGCTTAGCAAGGATTTGGTAAAGGCCGTAAAAGCCTTATATACCCATTTAGAAGAGCTAGCGTTTAAGAATGGTGCTCCTTGTGTCCTTTCATTTGTTAAACCCAATAGTGGTGAAGCCCGTATCATGGCCAAAAGCGGCTATCAAGACCTTCAGGGCGATGCACACACTACCTACGGAAAGAGTAACCCATGCCTGTAGTACCATTTTTACCAGCCATCTTTGCGGCAGGATCAGCCGTAGCCACTGGCATTAGCGCTGTAAGCCAAAATAAGGCTGACAGGAAGGCTGGTGACGTAGCGATGGCTACAGCCGATCATAACGCTAATGTTGATAAGGCACAGGCCACACAGCTTGATCTTAATACTTTAGAAAACGTAAGGACAGAAAGAGCTCAGAACGAAATCTATCTTTCTCGGCAAGCTGCTACGTATGCCAATGCTGGCGTACTAGCTACATCAGGATCAGCCTTACACGCACAGATAACAGATGCTGGTTTAATGGAACAACGCATCCAACAGCAATACGTTGATAGCCAACAAAAGCAGCAACAACTTTACAGTCAGGCAGCTATTACACGGGCAGAAGGAATGGCTCAAGCTGAGGCAGATAGGGCTGCTGGTAGACAAGCTTTGTTTGATGGCGGTGCAAAAATAGCTGGAACTCTATTTGCAGCAGGAATGGGTGGTGCCTTTGGTAGCTTAGGCAGTGCAGGATCTATAGCTCCTAGTGTGGCTCAAGCTGGAGATGTGTCTGGCATATCTAATTTAAGCACCATGCAACAATCAATCTATAGCCCCGGACTATATTAATAATTTATGCCTTTAGATATTGTTTCTGGAACAGAAGTACAAACGCAGGCCACTGGGGTTAAAATAGACCAATCGGCTTTTCGTAGACAAGCAATAGCACAAGGACAGCTTGTATCCGGCGCAGGACAAGACGTAGCTTCTTTATTTAGTCAAGTAAGCAACAAGCTACAAGATATACAAAACACTAAGCATTTAGCAGAGGCTAATAATGCTGTTATTGATTTTAACGAAAAACAACAAGAAGAGGTTTTAAAGCATCCAAACCCAAGTGAATGGTCTAGTATCTACAAAGCTAACTTTAAACAGTTTCAAGACGGCTTAATGGCTAATCCTTCATATGGTCCCGACGTAAGGAACCAAATAAGGAATATGTTAGAACATTCCAAAACAGCAACAGACATTAATATCAGAACTGCTGCCAATAAAAGAAATGTAACAGACACAGGTAATGCCATTGAGTATGCAATGACTAAAAGTGTTAACACTTATCCCGAACCAGTAGCTACAGAAATGTATTATGGTTATTTAAATAAACTTAAAGACAGCGGTATAATAGATAATAAAGAATACGATTTAAGAGTGCAACAAGCCCCAATGATTATAGGCAAAGGACAACTTGATCAGGCTGTTACAGTAAATCCAATTGAAGCTTGGAAAAAACTGCAACAAAAAGACAAAGACGGAAATCCTACATGGCTTCCACAATTTAAAGGACAAGATCGTATAGGCATTAATAACGAAGTAAGATCTAAGTTTTATCAAAAACAAGAAGACAATCAAAGAGATCTTAATACACAACTTGCTAAGACCACAATGACGGATCAGCAAAAGATTGCATATGTTCAAAAACAGGCAGAAGACTTGATGGTAACACAGCAATATGCTGATCTTAAGACTAGAGCTATCTTGCGTGCTGATAATAAATTGCAAGAACAGTCTTATAACTCTATAAAACAATTAGCTTTAAGAGATATTACTTCTAGTAATCCTGACAGAATTGAATCAAAGAAAAGTTTGTCTGCTTTAATTGCAGGAATAGAAGATCCAGCAAAGGCATTAGAGCTAACTAATTTAATAACAAATCTTGAAAAAAAGGCACAAAAACCAGAAGAGACATTAGCAAAAAAGAATGTAGAAGAAAATAGGAAAGATGTTCTTAATACAGTAAAAGATATTATAAGAGATAGTGGACCAATTTTACCACAAGTAATAACAGAATCTGTAGCTCCTACAAATGGCTTCTGGGATGCAATAGCTAAATTTGGAACTAAGGATAAGGTTTACAATTTAGGTGAATTTGAAGGAACGTACAAAGAAGCAAAAGCACTTTATAAAAAAGACCCTGCTGCATTTGAAGCACAATTTGGTCAAGGTGCAACGCCTGACATTGTACGCAATAACTCATTATATTACGAACAAGATTTAAATAAAAAGATTAATGCTTGGTTTGATGATCCAGAAAATGCCGCTAATGCTAATGATTTAACTAAAGGTAGAGCGATGTTAAACGAGATAGTAAAACCATACACTATGGCTATTACTAAAAATGCTTTAGGATTAATAAAGAAATCTGAAGTTAAACGTCAGAATCTTATAACTGATTTTCAGTCTCAAGTTCTCGGATTGCCTTCTGCAAATGCTAAAACATTAGATAGCGCAAAGAAGTTGCCAACATTCAAAAACAAGCAAGAGCTATTGGATGCTGGTTTAAAAACAGGGGATCAATTTATTGATGCTAATACAGGTGCAACAAGAACCGTACAATAATGGCTGATATAACCACAAGAGATCCTTTTGAGGGAGTTGCTACTCCTGTAATTGAAAAAGTTCCAGTACAACCTGCATCTACACAAACAGATGAATTTGCTGGAATCGCTTCTCCTTTGGTACAACCAAAGCAAGAAGGATATGTGCCACCTCAGCCTAAAGACTGGAAGCCTTTTTTTAGCGGTGTTCACAATCTAGCCGGAGTTGATAACGAAAGTAAATATCAAGCTATTGTAGAATCATACATGGCAGATAAAATGCCTAAGCTTTCCGCTGATTACATAGCCCATAATTCACAAGCAGTATTAGATCAATTCAGTGTAGATAACCTAGGATTACAAGGAACTCACTTTACTTATCAGCAAGCTTACGACGCTATAGGTAAACATCTTTCAATTGACCCTAAGGATATAAAGGAAAACAATAACCCTCCTTGGTATTGGAATAAAGATGCACAGGCTGCTGGCACTATGGTAAGCATGGCTATACCAGCTTTTCAAAGATCTATTGAAAAATCTTTAATAGAATTACCAGATCCTAATCCAGAGTATTTCCCAGATGTTCCAGCTTTAGGAAGCCTTAACCCTTCTTTGTGGGCTGGTGTTTATAAAATAATTAAACCTCAGCTAGAAGGACTAGCTACTCCCGAAGGTATAGCCTTAATGCGTATCACTCCTGCGTTAGGAGCTGCAAGTGAAGCTAGCAAAGTTGCTAAACTTTCATTGTTAACTCTACAAGGCCTTCTTGTAGGAGTAATATTTAAATCTACTTACGATCAATATCCAGAAGTTACTAAAGTTATTAATGATCCAAAATCAACAACTGCTGATAGATGGCAAGCTCTAGGAATACCTGTGACACAGGTCATACAGGGACTTATAGGTGCGCATGAATTGGTAGCTAATTCAATAGCTGGTAAACAAATCTTAAAATCATATAAGGATTTTAAATCCGTAGATGAAGCTGTTAAACATTTAAACCAAAAAGCTGAACAAACAGATGATCCTGAAT